GTGAATTAGATTTACGTATGGTAGCAGTTATCGATGATATGGACGCTTGTATATTCTCAATTCCAGGCATTTCACCTCGAAAAACAATAAGTGATATATTGACTAACGTTGACAAAAATGTTGGTAAAATTCCTATAGATGGACTATACATTGGGAGAGATGATGATGGAAATACTAAAGTTATCCCTACTAAAAAGATCATCCCAGATAATCCACCCGCTCAAGGACATCCTCACCTTTACTGGCGTGGGGATCCATTATTCCCAACTATTAAAGGAGATTGTGGTTCTTTATTAATTTACCATGATCAGGTAGTTTGTATCTTAGGTTATCATACCTTAGGTAACTTAATGGGAACTCATTCTTGGGCGACACCTATATTGCCATCATTATGTCAGCGAATTTCTAGTAATCAACTACAAATAGGTGACCCACATATTGTGGATAATGATACATTAATTGCTGAGACCAATGAAACTAATATCACGAGTTATGTTGATAATGTTAATGATTTAGAATTATTAGGAACACTAGATACTTATGTTGCAAATGCTAAGACCACAACTGGACCCACAGTTATGGCTGAATTTTTAGAACAAAATGGCATTACTACGTCAAAAGTGGCTCCGAATTTTAAGGGACCCAATAGATATATGCCGTTTAACATACTTATAAACCACATTGGGTTTAATAATAGTCGTATACCTTTAAATTTTTTAAATGCAGCAACAATGGATTTGTGTACCCAGTTGATAAATGGAGATATTTCAGGAATTAAAATGTTATCCTGGGAAGAAGCTATAAATGGAATACCTGGATGTAGGTATATAGATGCAATGATGAAATCAACATCTGGAGGATATGGTTTCCCAGGTGCAAAAATTGATCACATGGTCCAGGATGAATCTGGTAAATGGTCAATGAAAGATCATGTTATGAAAGAAGTTAATATAGCGTGGTCTAAATATGCGAGCAGTAAGACGTATGGCTTCATATTTAAAACTGCGTTAAAAGACGAACCAATATCACCTGAGAAAAATGAATCGGGAAACATAAGAGTTTTTAATGTGTGTCCAACTCCTTTTGTTCTTATAACTAGAAAAATATTTATGACCTTTATTAAATATCTACAGGAAAATCGTCAATTTTCTGAAGTAGCAGTAGGAATTAATGCCCACGGAGTAGAATGGGAAAACTTACTTAAGTATCTAAATTTTGATGAGGAATTGAGTGCTGAAAATTTAAGTAATCTCAAGATAATGGCTGGAGATTTTAAAAAATTTGATCTCTCCATGCATACTGAAACGCTTGTAGCTGTAACCAATATTATTATGGCGGTACTCAGTCAAGCAGGCTGGAATATATCAGATTTGACAGTAGCCCATACTTGTTTAAATGAGTTAATTTTCAAATATATTTTAGTCAAGGGTGAAATAGTACTTGCTAAACATTCCAATCCTAGTGGAAATAGCTTGACGGTTATAATAAACTGTTTAGCTAATTCCCTATATCATAGAGCTGTTTATTATAAATTGATGGCTGAACGGGGAGAGGAACATATTCCCCCTTTTAGTTCTATGCACAGACTTATAACATATGGAGATGATAGTATATTGTCATCTATTGATGATGATGAAGTGTTGAACCATATTACTATGCATGAAACTCTAAAAGAGTGGAATATTGGATATACAATGGCTGATAAATCAGATGATTTTGTTAAATTCATACCTCTAGATAAAGCGACATTTCTTAAGAGATCTTTCGTTTGGAGTAAATCTCTAAATAGATATGTTGCACCTCTCGACATAAATTCTATAGATAAAATGTTATGTATTTGCACTTATACCAAATGTGGTTGGTCAGTGCAGTTAGAGGGGACTATACGTAGTGCCTTCTCAGAGTTACTATTTCATGGAGAAGAAGAATATGAGAAATATAGGAAAATTATTTTAAAATTCTTAGATCAATCTCCGTATACTTGGAAGCATCCAGTATTTAAAAATGAAATAGAGGTGGAATTAGGTTTGATTTGGCGTCCCCCGCCATATCAAGAAATGGTTATCAAATGGTTTGATAACAACAGGAGCGACTTGCAGCTTCTGGGTGATACACCGAGCCAAATGTAAGCGTCACATTTTGATCCTTGTTATATGTAAATTGGTTAGTATGCGTATAATTATTGCATGTGTGTATGTATGTAGCGTGGGCATGACCCAATCATATATTTATGTGAGTTCTTTTATGTCTTATAATTTTTGTAAACGCTCAAGAACAACTACTGCCATACTCGAGGATATTGAGTTAAACCCTCGGGGAAACAGCCGACTCGCTGAACAAATAAATAATACTATAAGTGGAGGAGCTTCCACTTCAATAAAAACGGCTCCAAATATAGTTGATCAAGTACCTGATCCCTCAACTTTTACTAAATTGTCAGAAGATGTTGGAGTAGGTAAAGTTGATATACCTACCACAGTGTTCGATGATGAAAAATTAGGTACTGCAGTGGTTATGGATGACGAACTTCGAGATATTTCTGAGTTCGATCATCTAGGTACTACTGATATAGATAAATTTTTCGCTCGTCCAGTACGGTTAAACCACTCTTCTTGGTCTACCCTGAGTGGAACAAATTTAACACCGTGGAGTCTAATTTTAACAAATGACATGATTAAAAATAAAATTAAAAATTATGCTTATTTACGAGCTACTCTATGTATAAAATTTGTAGTTAATAGTACTCCATTTAATTATGGAGCTTTACAAGTAGCTTATTATCCGTATAATATAGATCAATCAAGTAGAGGCTATGGAATTAGCCCTTTTGCAATGACAAATCCAGTTCCCTTGGCTGCTAGAAAATTTTTACAGAGTACTTTGCCACATGTAGTTTTAGAAGCTTCCAAATCTAAAGGTGGTCAGATGCGTATTCCATTTATATATGATAGGAATTTTCTTGATTTGAGAACAACAACTGGAATTGAGCGATTGGGAGTATTATCTTTTCAGTCATTAGTTGATTTACAATCTGCATCAACTGCTTCAGAGTATGCTTCAGTCACTACTTATGGTTGGTTAGAAGATGTTACTTTAACTGGTGCCACAGGTCAGACTATTTTACAATCTGATAGTTATGGCACTGGGCCAGTTAGTAAACCAGCCTCTGTTGTGGCCGCTATTAGTAGTAAATTACACAATGCTCCTATAATAGGTCCATATGCACGTGCTACTACTATAGCAGCATCTGCTATAGGTAGAGTGGCTTCAATGTTTGGATATTCCAATGTTCCAATAATAGAACCAATTAGGCACTTTCGTACTACTGGTATTGGTAATGCTGCATCTTCAGAAATTGGATCACAGATTGAAAAATTATCTTTAGACCCTAAAAATGAGTTATCTATAGATCCAAAAATTTTAGGTGCTAGTGAAGATGAAATGCAAATTAATAAGATTGCAAGTCATGAAGCCCTCTTGTGTATAAGTACAGTTTCGGTATCAACAGCTGTTGATTCACAAGTGGCTGTTATACGAGCCACACCTTCAACATCTATTGGATTTGATTCTTCAGGAGGTGATACTTACGCTTGTGAGTATTTTCCACCCATATCTCATGTTTCTCAATGTTTTAGTTTCTGGAGGGGTGATATTATTTATAGATTTAAATGTATCAAAACCCCATATCATAAGGCTCGGTTAAGAGTTTCATGGGATACAGTTGGTCAACCAACAAGGGATACGGATTCTTTAGGTAATTCTCTTAATGTTATCTGGGATTTAGCGGAATCTGATGAATTAGAATTCATTGTACCTTATCAGAATGAAACGGCATTTTTACCTACAGATCCTAATCTCAATGAAAATTTTAGTACTTCATTAAATTCAACATTAGGAGATAGTGCCTATAGTAATGGGGTTGTTTCTTTGGTAGTAGTTTCTGAATTAACAGCTCCTATCGATGTAGCTCCCATACAAATTTTGATTTATGTTAGAGCGTCGGATAATTTTGAGTTAGCAGGACCTAAAAATCCTTTGGGCGTTGGAACTGCTTCAATAACCAATTCATTTTTGGTGCCCCAATCTGATGGTACACTATCTGTTGGGTTTAGAAATCAACAACCCGATGATAAGATATATGCTGTTCATTTCGGTGAGGTTGTTAAATCTATTAAGAATTTAATGTATAGAACAAACCATTTATATACAATGGGAAATTCAACTACAGCCGATTATAGAACTACTATATCAAGACCCAGATTACCACCCTACTATGGTTATGATCCTTTTGGTATCTCCACCGCAAGAAATCAGGCTGGCTCAGCTAATAAAAATTTTAACTGGGTTAGAACAACACCATATCATTGGTTTGCCTGTGCTTATGCGTTTCAACGTGGATCACATAACTATAGACTCCTACCTTGGGAGACTTCAAGAACTTCTTGGGCCACTCGTGTTCCATATCTAGAGGATGTGGGACAAACTACTAATAATTGGCGACCTAGTGCTTCTTCAGACTTTAATGCTTCTGGAAGAGAACTAATTGTCTCCAATCCGAATATTATGCCAGCTGGTGCTGGTACAACTATAGCCGTCGCAGGCGTTAATCCTTTATTAGAATTTAGCCTGCCATTGTACTCACGATATAGGGCTGTCACGAATTTTCCTTATTCTGTGAATTTGCCGCCATATTCTTGGCTAAGCAGTACATATGTAGCTACCGCTTTCAATACAACGGAAGAAAATGCCAGAGATGGTCACAATTTAGAAGGTTGGGTAGCGACCTCCTATTCTACTACTGATTATTTGAGATACGATGTATTTCACAGTGTAGGAATTGACTTTTCTCTACAATTTTATCGCGGTTGCCCAGCGTTGTTTGCAATATCAACGCCTGGCAATGCTGTTTAAAGCATTCCGTAAACAGACATCAAGTCACCTTTCCCTCCTAGAAGGGGCATTCAAGTTAGTGTATAACTAGTCTTTTGTCCCTTGCGTAGGGTTTTGACTAGTTGGCGGATTGAGAATGCATGCTTTAGGATGGAAATTCT